GGCGCCCTCACCGGGTTTCCCCGTCTCATCTTTCGATGACCTTGTCTATCTTATCCGTTGTATATAATACTACGGCGTTCTTTAAACTTAATACTAGGGGGTTTCGATTAATGACCAATAAAGTCGTTATCACTTACCCTATGCGAACCTTTACGAATTACGTAGTAAGGACTTGCCCCAGTGAAGTAACTCTTAACGAGGTTACAGTTCCTGGGGAGAGTACGTACATTTCGATCTCTGGAAATTCTCCGAGATTGAATGGACGCTTATCGCTTAGGCAAAATAATCATGATTTTCTCAAGATTGTTCGGCCGCCAGCGCCTTATGAGGTTACTCAAACTACGTATGGGCCTTGCCCGGTTCTCTCTACATATACGTACTCTTGTGGTCTAACGACCAATCAGGATTACTATACTGTAGGTCCTAGTATGTTACCCGCCGACGAAGATATGACTGCTCGCGCAGCCATTCTTTCTTTCTATGAAGAAATTGGGTCCGTGAAATTAAATATGTCACAGATCTTTGCAGAACGACAGCAAACAGTTAATCTGGTTGCATCTACTGCCTCTTCATTGATAAGCGGGTATAGAGATCTAAGAAAAGGTAGGAATCCATTCAATCCAAACGGCCGTCGCCTTAAACCACTTAAACATGGTACAAAGGCAATGGCTGATAGATGGCTAGAATATAGCTATGGATGGGTCCCACTGATTCAGGATGTTTACAGCGCGTTCGAACTTCAAAAGCTCGAGCCACCCTCCTTGATTGTTAAAAAATCCAGGACTACAACGTTCTCATCGACTCTACACGGGATACCTCACGGTTCTCCCTTTGATAACGGTACTTCTCAAAAGACCGAATCACGTACGCGAATCGACCGTTGCACTATACGTGCCCGGGTTACTGTTGACTCTCCAGCTGCTTCTTTTGCAAATAAGGTTGGTTTAACCAATCCTGCATTATTAGCATGGGAGCTTTTGCCCTACAGCTTCGTCGTCGACTGGTTTTATCCAATCGGAACTTGGCTGGAAATGCAGACAGCTCTTTATGGAGTCTCTATAACTGATGCAAGTACTACTAGATCCTCTCGGTTCTATGGCACTGCAAAAGTTACAACCTATACTACACCTGGGACTCCGTCTCAAGTGTCAGTAAATGGGCATGGTATTTCTAAGATGATACAAGTTCAAAAGACAAGGACCGCCGGTTTAGCCGGTATCCCTACTCCTAGACTTAAAAATCCTCTTTCAACCTCCCATGCTCTAAGTGCGCTTGCTCTTTTGAGGCAAGCTTTTAACTAACTCCTTATGGAATATGTCCCATGTCAGCTATTAATAGCATTACTTTGGCCGATGGCCAAGATACGCCCGTAGAAAAGATCTTCGAAGTTGTAACCGCTCAGCAAGGTGCAGATGCACCAGCTGTTTGGGCAGAGCGTTCAGGAGGCACTTTCGCCTCTTTCAAGAATTTGACTATGTCAGTTCGTCGCGCTCAAAATTCAACTTCTACGAAGGTCGTTTTACGTATTAAAGATCCAACGGTAGACTCTGTCACTGGTGCAGTAAAGTACAACACGTTGGTGGCATTAGATTTTACTTTGCCGGATTCTGCTAACCTTCAAAATCGTAAAGACATCCTAGCTTATGCTAAGAATGTGCTTGCGAATGCGACGGTTGTAGATGCTGTCCATAACATGTCACCAGCCTATTAATAGATTGGAGTTATGACATGTCTAAGACATTCCGGCTATCTAAGATGCCACGTGTTAAAGCTTTAGCTTGCACAAATAAAGTGATACATCGTTTCTTGAAAGATCTTGATACTCCTGTTGCTCATCAAATCCTATCGTTATACAATAACGGTAAGCACGATGAGTTGCTGGAGATCGATATAGATCCGAATAGCTATGATGATGTCGTATCTTTTGCTAAAGACTACGCCGCTGTAAAATTCCTATCTAAGGCTGATTTTTTAAAAACCAGTTTTGACAGGGAGCGACGCGCTTTAGACAAATTTTACGAGTCTGAAATACAATGTTCCAGAACAAATCAGCGGTTACTCTGTTCGGAGGATCATGACCTTTTTAGTAGGCCATGGGCTGCATTAATTTTCATAACGCAGCAGAAAATATCCTCCATTCTCGGTAATTTGCCAGATTTAAAATCTCTGGACTATCGTTTCGGGCCGGGTGCTTCTAGCACCTGTAAGGGTAAATCGACGACAATCGGCGATAAACTACAGTCACAAATCTCCTTAACAGAAAACTGTCGTGAGATATTCGTTTCCGTAGCTAGCTCGTTGCCACATTTGGTTCTTTCCGCTTCCGGATTATCCGATTGCGAAGGACCGACAACGTTTCTAGAGAAAGATGCGGTATTAAACGTTATTTTCGCTAAAAGCGAAGATGTAATCAGTTACACCGATAAGTTGCAGACTGAGCACGGTAATTATTTTACTACTGTGCCGAAAAACTCGAAAATTGATCGAGCTATCTGCATAGAACCGCATACAAATATCCTTCTCCAAAAAGGAGTCGGGAGATGTATACGTGATAGGCTTCGCAGATTTGGCTTGAATTTGGATACTCAAGCTGATAAAAATGCGAAGTTTGCACGTCTAGGTTCGATTGATGGAAGTTACGCCACCATCGACTTATCTAATGCGTCGGATACGATTGCCTGGTCTACAGTCTTTAAGCTGTTCCCTCCGGAATGGTTTGAGGTCTTGGACTCACTGCGATCTCCTGCTACTCAAATGCCCTCGGGCAGATGGCTAGTCAACGAAAAGTTCAGCTCTATGGGTAATGGATTTACCTTTGAGTTGGAATCGTTACTCTTTTACGCAATATGCCTTGCTGTGAAGCAACACTATTGTATTGAGGGTGAAGTCATGAGTTTCGGTGACGATATTATTGTCCCAACGCACATGGCTCAGGAGTTGATCGAGTTTCTAGGTTATCTAGGTTTCTCTGTCAATAAAGAGAAAACCTATCTGCACGGACCCTTCCGGGAATCGTGCGGTAAGGATTACTTCTTGGGTCACAATGTGCGCCCATTCTTCTTAAAAGAGGTAGTCTCCTATGAAACAGATTTCATTAAAATCGCGAATGGCATTAGTCACCTTAGTAGCCGTCTTTGTCTTGACGCTACCTTTCGTGATCGTCGCCTTTATCGCACTTGGTCCCTCTGCGTGGGGTTCGTCCCCGCCGACTATCGACTCTTTGGACCGGATTACTTGGGAGACCAAGTTATCTGGAACTCCAGAGAGTGCAGCGCAGGCTCCTATACCTCATGGTATTGGACAATGCAGGCCAAAATACTCGTTCGAGTTGCCAATGTCAAAAGATTTAATTCTTTTGCTGCTGCGACTCAGCGAGCGGTGTCCTTGTATCCTGGATCGACCGCAAGACTCTCGCCGCGAGGCGACAGTGGTCGATTCCAGATCAAGACTGTTACTATTCCCAGCTGGGAATGGTCTAAGGGCTCTTGGGTAATATTTACCTAGAGTGTTTTGCGGGAGGACTTTGTCCTTTAAATGAA